GTAAAATCGTAAAAAGTTAACTTTCCGGGCGCACGTCCTGTGCGCCCCAACACGCTTTCCTCTGCTTACGCATCCGGAAAGCTGTGGTGGGGCTTACCTGTAGCCATTATACAAGCCTCAAAGGACTGAGGAGATCGGTATATTTACGCTACCGTCCTTGCGATTTGCAACAACACACTTACCACTCACCGATAAAGAAGCTCTTTCTATAAAGAAGAACGGTTGTCTATCTGTTATTAGGGTGTCGAATGGCATTTTCATATTCTACGCCCTTTTAGGTTGCAAATCCTTAACGCTTTCTTTTCCACTTTCTCCCAATAACCTGATATTTTGAGCGGCATTGGTGTCGGCATGCGTTTCATATCCACAAGAAGGGTTCGTACACTTGAACTTGGTTCCGCTCCTGTTATTTTGATCTATGCGGGAGCATTTATAGCATCTTTGGGATGTGAAGCTTGGATTTACCTCTATAACCTTAGTTCCAAATTCAGCTGCTTTATTGATTACGTTTTGCTTAAAAGCGTACGGTGCAACGTTTAAGATAGCCCGGTTTAGCCCGGATTTTTGTTTGACCCTACTACCTGGGGCTTCCATGGTGCCTTTGGACGATTTAGTCATATTCCCAATCGCCAGATTTTCCATAACAATTACGGAGTAGTTTTTGGCTAACCCATGGGCCATCATTTTAGAGTGGTATTTTCTAGTACTTGCAATTTTGGCGTCAATGCGTGCAATTTTGGCGTAAGCCTTTTTGAAATTGTTAGATTGTTTTTCTCTCTTGTTTTTGTCGCCACCCTTTTTGTTCCTAAGAGATTTTTGAAGTTTTTTCTTTTTCTTAGTCAGTTTATCCATAAGCCTGCAGGACTCGTAGTATCTATAACTGTTAAAGCCCCCATCGGATACAGCAATAAAGTTTTTAGATCTTTTATTGTCCGTTCCTAGGTCAATTCCGACTACGGGCCTAGTGTCTCCTGTGTCAATTAGATTTTGATTATTATACTCAAAGGTAATATACAGATAAAACTTTTCGGCATCTTTAAGGATTCTAAGTTGGGTCACCCTAGAATTAATAGGTATATGGTGTTTTTAGGGTAATGAATTTTCAGACTTTTACCGGATTTGGCTATTTTATCGAATCCCGTAATTCTGGCAGATGAACCTCCAGACATTAAGATAGAGAACTGCGGTTTAACACCTTTTGCTAGTTCGGTAGCGCTTTGTCCAACGGATACAGCGAGAGAAGTTTCGTCCCTATACTTTTTCTCTTCCGGGTGCCAGGACCGCTTCTTTCTTTTTCTTCCGCCCTTCTTTTTTTCGGTCGCTGATTTACGAAGTCTGTCATAGGCCTTAAATACGTTGGCAATAGTACCAGTATTGGTGGCCTCTACACAAGTAGACGGCAGTTCTGATAGATCTGGATGAAGTGCTTTAATTTCTTTATATATACAGCTCCAGTAAGAGCCCCAAGAAAACTGGTCCTTTCCCTTAGATGTTTTAGGAAATCCTTTTCTATATTCTTTTTCATATTTTTTGGAATCAAACTTTTTAAGGCTTTCTAAATATTGTCTTTTTTGAATGAGAGAATTATATATCCACTTCTCTTGTTCCATCCACCGCTCAACCATAGCTTTTTGAGTTTTCGACAAAAGTAAAGGGTATTTATAGGCCTTGATCAGTATGCCTTCTTTTTTAATTTTCTTCATTTTTCATTTCTCCAAGTCCTATATAAGATATTACAATAAATCATATCATAAGTCAAGCTTTATTTTAATAGACCCCAAGCCGGGTCAGACTCACCACGTAGTAGGTGACACTAGGGGTTATTTACGGGGGTTGGCTAGTTTGTATACAATAGAATTGATTTTTCTTAACATGTCTGGATTGTCATTTTTATTTTTAAACGGAAAAATTGTTATAATTTCGTTAATTATATCATTTAATTCATCACCTGTGAAAATTACAGAGGATTCTGGTTTTAGATATGGACCATACACATACAATTTCTGTTCAATTAAATTGAGTTCAACCACTGAATTTTTATTTTCTTTAGTCAATTTCTTAGTCATTTTTCATTCCTCCAAGTCCTATAAACCATATTATCAAGGGTCATTTAGAAAGTCAAGAAAAATAAAAATCTAATAATATCAACTAGTTACATTCCAAAATGAAAGCCTCCTTTCTTCTTACTTGTCCCGATATAAACTGAAGAACCGGCTAAACGCTTAGCGATTTCATTTTTCATTTGTTCATTCACATCATGAGTTGCATTTTTAGGCATCCCCACTTTCCCAGGATCATCGGTATATTCTACAGAAGGTTTATAGGTTCCCTTAACGTGCCACAAATTCTGGCCCAAGTAACGAAGTGCGTCTGCAATATCGGCCACACCCATTTCATCCGCTGGCTGCGGAGTCACATTTCCAAGGTTATCTAGTTGAAAGCGGTGCTTCGATATAGCGTTGACGGCTCTTTTATTACTGTCATTATCGATAATTTTAAGAGATCTTTTTCCACTAGAATTGACTATCTTAGATCTTACAGCAGCTATACCACCCAAAACATCCTTCTTAAAATCTTGACATCTCATGCCGTTTTTATTAAAGGACTTGATGTAGGCAGGCATTGCGGTATCACAGTACCATTTCATGGGATTGTATTTATCTCTAAAATTCTTTGCCGTTTGTAGCATGTCGTCGAACTCTAATCCAGGACATGCGTAGGTTTCCATAAGCCACCACTCGCCGTTAGGAATTTTAGCTACAATTTCTATTACGAAATCATGAGTGAATCCCCAGTCAACGCCAGCATAAAACTCGATCCCCAACTTTTGCATCTCATATAATAAAGTAGCTTCACTAATATTTTGAAATTTGGTAGCCCCCATTAAGGTTTCGTAGGCTTCTTTGATCGTAATAACATTACCGGTTTTACTGAATCTGGGGTAAACCAATCCTTCACTGCCGGGTCTACGGCATAATAACTGAGATTCGGCTATGTCTGGATCATTCTCTCTAAATTTTTGTATTACTGATGAGATAGGTTTGTAAAATCCACCAGTAGCAGAAACATCTTTTACAGCAAGTTTCTTTTTACATAGCGGCAGTAAGGGACATTTTACACAACCCTCATAAGCCTGCTCGATTAGGTCATATTTAGGCCGCTCAATTTCTGGTAGACCTAGATACTCCGTAGCAGTTAAATTCTTTAACGGCAGAACCTTTGTGACGTACATGTCTTGCTTGGGGCCATCGGGTTTGTGGCGTTCTGACGGACATCGTTCGGCTAAGTCCATAAGGTTCCATTTTAAAACCTTATAATGCATATCGTCTGCCTTTTCTAAGGCTTCTGCAACATTACCAAACGAATACTTATAGGAAGATACATAAACCTGCATCCCATAAATACCTCTAGAAAATCCTACAATATTACGACCCTCCTTAAGGGCCGCCTTATCTGCCAGATCCAACTCGTCAAGAAAAAGGGCGGAAACATGTAGCCCGTTCATGCCCTTGCTACTGCAAATAACCACTTTTATGAAGGGTGTTTTCCCTTGCGGGGTCTTAAATTTAATAACACGTTTATTAGTTGAATGAGGAACCCAGCCAGCAGCTTCTAACAAGGGACCTATTTTAAATAGGAAGCCTTCGATATAACCGAGGGCGATAGAGGATTGGGATTCAATTGCCGCTGCGTGCCCTATCTCTAGTTGAAAGTGAATAAGAAGAAGTAGCTCTAGGATGGTGACCATAATGGTCTTCATGCACTCACGGGCCGAGATCATGATGGCGCCGGGCCTAACGTTGCCCATATTATATTTGAAGGTTTCGTAAATGTACCACGCAGAATCCAATGGATTAGAGGTGGAATCAGGGTCCGTGTTTTCTGTGGGGATTTCTAGATCTAAGAATGCCTTAGCCCAGTCCTTGATTTCTAGGGCGGAATTAAGGGGCTGAAGCATTAGTTTGGCTAATTCAGCCTTTTTGTTATCTGGAAGTAAGGCGAAGTCCATGAATGGTTATATCATAAGTCCATAATCCATCTGATCTTACCACAATCCCAAACTCGATCGTATCCTAAAGACAATGCCATCTCTTTTTCAGTATTTCCAATGGCTCCTCTTTCAATAAGATGCTTCTTTTGACAGGATTGTTTAGATTTTACCACTCCACCACTATTATAGAAGTAATCTGGTCCCAACTCTTCTTCTTTGGTGTATCCCATTGCTGAATAAACAGTACCAAGACTCCAGCGATTGTCAGACCAGGTTACGATCTTACGATAACCTTTATTTTTTGCCCAAGAACATAGGGCTTTATTCAATCTACTAGCACCACCTACAACACTTACGTTATGTTTAAAACAAAGCCTATTGAGAGTAAACTGACCGTTTACTCTGTGGTGTTCTGCCCCAGAAACTACCGCTACAAGTTCTCCATTAAAGAAAAGCCCAAAACATGCTTGAATTCTTGTACTACCCTGAATATGGTAGGAATCCAAGAAATTTCGTGCAGTTTCAAAACCCAATTGTTTTAATTCTGTTTTTCTAGCAAATACGGTGGTTTCGTTCTTTCCAAGTTTAGACCTAATAAAACCTTTTACTTGATCTTTTCTGTCAAGCCATTCGTTGCTAAATACGGTCAATAATTGGACATTTTCTTTAATAGCCATATCAAGTTTATTTTTATGATAATTCCTATCTTTTCCAGCTCTTTCTCCATGATGGTATAGGCCGCAATATTCGATTCCAATACCAGTTTCTTTGGAATATACATCAATCTCTTGAGGACGAGTAATTCGTTCTTTAAACTTGTATTTAATTGTTTCAAGTCCCAATGATTTAACAAAATCGTTTAATTCTGTTTCTTCCTTAGACACACCAGTATTGGCACAAGTAGCACAATCCTGACTCTCAAAGTTGCCTAATCTAGCTTCTCTAATGTTGCCACATTTTAAATGTTTTGCTTTTAGGGGTTTTCTTTTGATAGTAAAACTACCAATAATAAATTCATATCCGATAGAAGCTAATTTATGAATAATAAAATCTTCTGTTAGTTTTACTCCACCTTTTCCTCTAGGATCCCCTTGATAGAGTTTAGCTGATGTTTTGTGATAAATAAATCCATCTGGAGCGATAACAAAGTATTTACCTTTAGTTTGGTCATATGCAGTTACAGTACCAGACCCAATAGGTAGTCTGTTAGTGGCCTCTTCTAAAGATAGAATTTTGTCTAAAGCAGCCTCTGCACGAGTTCTAATACAAGATTCAAGTTTATATTTTTTAACTAATCTTTGTGCCACTTCTGGGTGAATACCCAGCTCTTTTCTTGCTTCTGTTAAGGTTTTGCCAGCTCTAATTAGTTCTGGAAATCTTTTGTATTTTGCTTCTAATTCTGGATTAGTTCTTTTTGTAATTTGTAGTTCATTATTGTTAGCCCACAAAAGAACGGTTTCTTTAGATAAATTAAATTTTTTACCTATAGAATAGGCATTATGCCCAGCTAAAATCAACTCTCTTACTTGTACTTCTATTTCACCAACTATTTTCTTGTTATTTGGCATATCAGGTAACCTCAAGGTAAAGATTACTATGTTCAACTAGAATAGTCAAGTAATAAAAAGAGATAATAAAAAACCCGACCTAGGAAAACCTAGATCGGGTTCTATTATTTTACTAACTATCTGATTTTATTCAGATTATAGGCTAAGCTGTCCAGTGATATTATCGATAAGAACGTTCTTACGAGGCTGGTAAGCAGCAAGTGAAAGGAAGCGAAAATGGGCTTCCGGGAGTGATAAATCGGAGACGGCGAGCTTAAGCTTGCTATAAGGAGCAAGCTGAGCAATTCCGAGCGTACTTCCTTGGATAAGGAAACCCGTTACAGAACCTGGTTGGCGATTGCCCAAATCCGTGAAGACTGGGTTTCCGCTACCTTGCTTGATCTTACCAATGAACTTAGCATCAGAAACTGGATTACCAACGTTCGAACGATAAACGTTGTAGTAAGCAGCGCCCGATACAGCCGTGATAGTGACAGTGACTTTGTCACCAGCAGCAGCCACGGTAGCGGTCATCGGAAGGCCAGGAAGTGATTCACCTAGGATGGATACTGCGGTAGCGTAGTACACATAGGTACCAGCCATCAACAGCGATCCAGCAGCGCCAGCATCAGCCACAGCAATGGCTGGGGAAGCAGGCGTCCCAACACGGCTACGTGCTGGTTGGGTCTTGCCAGACAAGAAACGTGAAGCTTCCAAGGAAACTACAGTGCTTGAAGTCCATTGAGTACGAAGATGAGCGCCGGTAGCTTCTTGAGCAGAACCTGCGAGCATGATGCGCTCTTTAGCATGAGCAATTTTGTTATAAGCAGACAAGCTGATCGGATCAAGGATCAATCTATCAGCAGCGCCCATGTTCATAGCCGAACGAACCGAAGAATCTTCGATAATCGACTGAGTAAGGGTTCCACCGGCAGAAAGAACTACGGTTTGATTAGAACCGAATTCAGCAAACATCAAATCTTGAGTATTTGCTTGTCCATCAGATTGGCGAACTTGTTGGTCAACACCAATCATGTTAGGAAGCTGAGCCACAACGGTAGGATTTCCATCGAAAACCCCAGCGTTCGAGAAATCCGATTGACCACGGAAAAGGTCAAACTCGATATCGCCGCAAAGCTTCATAGCAGCGTCTGCCGAAGAACGATCTTCAGCTTTAACGCCGTCAAAAGCGCCGATCATGTTAGCAGCAACGGTCACACGACGAATCGTGCTGTAATATGCCATAGGCACAACCGCACGAATGAAGTTCGACACGTCCTCTTCACCAACTCCGCCTTCGAATTGAGCGGAACCACCGAAGATACCATAATCTAGCTGGCGGTTGAATTGATGGAGTTGCGATTTAACTTCCTTAGAAGGAAGGATCTTCTGCAACTTAATATGACTATCATCAAAAGTGACGTTCTGCATCACGGGCGATAGATCTTCGACCATGAGGGCAGCGCCCTGTTCCAAATTACCCGGAGAGGCCATATAACTGCCTGCTTCAAGGGCTTTCATCAGTGACTGAAGTTGTTCAATCATTTTCTTTCTCCTTTATTAAAAAAGACACCTTATTTAAGCAGGTGACTAATACTGTTAACATTGACCTGACCAGTCAGATAAAATGCGTTAATTGCATCTCTATCAGATTTTTTAAGGCTAGCTTCTGCAGTTTTGGCCTTAAGAACTTCATGGATTTCGCTCTTAGTGAGAGACTTTTCTTCAGAAGACGCTTGCGATTTAGCAATAACATCCAAAGAAGTGATAGCCTTTCCTTGTGGAGCGGTTTTCTTAGCAAGAGCGGTCAGAAATTCTTTAATTGCTGCTTTTCCAGCTTTTTCAGCCGCCAATTCAGATTTAAGAAGTTCGACTTCTACGTTTTCAGATTTTTCCATTTGCATTCCCTCTGCTTTGCTGGCAGGAGACTTTGCTCCAGGAGTATTTTTAGGTTCAGATGATTCGATTTTACCCGTTTCAGTCTTAGCCATCTCCTTAGAGACGTTGTCTTGTTCTTTACTAGCAGGCGATTTAGCACCAGGGGTATCTTTTGGATTACTAGCGGACATTTCTCCACCGCATCCATCAGCCTTGTTCATTTGCTGGCCTTCTGCTTTACTAGCAGGAGACTTAGCGCCTGGCGTGTTTTTAGGTTCACAACTAGAGATCTCAGCTTTAGACATCCCAGCGCCCATACCGCCCATACACTTTTGAATGCAACCATGATGAAGAGATAATTCGCCTTTGGACATAGAGCGGTACATTTTTTCCATGTACTCCATATCTTCTTGGTCGTAATCGTGGCCTTCGTGTTCTTCTTGGCCATGCTCTTCGTGATGTTCTTTGCCTTCATGCTCTTCGGAACCATGTTCCTTAGCTTCATGTTCAGGCTTTTCTTCGTGTTCTGGTTTCTCTTCGTGCTCTTCCTTGTGCGGCATTTCGCCGTCTTCAGATTTAGCAAGAGAGGTTTCGGCTTTAGCTAACTGAGAGGTAAATGCTTCTTCTACCTGAGCGATGAGATTTGCTACATCTTTTTCGGTATATTGCATAATTTACTCCTCTACCCAATCTATCGTTATTAAACGCCCTTAGTCGGCCAATACAATTGGTCAATACTGAGAACCGGAGCAAGCAACGAAGCTGCTGCAGAAGCCTGAGTAACTGCGGTTCCGTTAGCAATCGGAGCCAATTTATAGGCGATTCCGAATGGGAAAAGTTCCCATTTAACCTGATCAAGGTCGGATTGGGTAGGAATCGGTGCTCCAGCGCCGTTCAATTCGTAAGAGATTGAAGAGGTGGATGGGCAATAAGCAAATTCCGGATTTCCGAAAATGTCGTTACTAACCATAGGAATTTGTTGAAGGTAAACAAGAATGACCGGGAAAGACTCTCCAAGTCCACTTGCACTGTTGTACAAAGAAATGAGTTGTCCGCCGTTAGCATCTTGTGCGTAACTTACAGAGTTAACCCCGCCGGCTTCAGCGTTGTTAGCAAAACGAATTGCAAGACGGTTACCAAGGTCGCGGGCAACAGCTTGAATTTTTTGATTTGAAATGATCATTGAAAGCTCCTTTATTAAGAGTTTGTCCATTTGGACGTAAATACTCGTATCTATTATTAAATATTGTTCTCCTACGGTAGAAGTGAACAATATCAAGCAGTTATGAAGAAGAAAAAGACTTGACTTTTAAAATATATATGATATAAATATGATATGGGTTTTAAGTGGACATTAGAAAAATTACAGGAAGAGGCTTTGAAATATAAAACCAAAACTGAATTTCAAAGATGCAGTAAAAGTGCTACCAACGCGGCATATAAATTAAAAGTTATGGACTTGATCTGTTCTCATATGCCCAAAGACGCTGATCGCAGCGGAGAAGAGCATCCTAATTTTAAATGGCCTCTTGAAAAATTACATCAAGAAGCATTAAAGTACGGGAGTAGAATGGAGTTTCAGAAAAATAGCGATAACGCTTATCAAGCTGCCTTTAAAAGAAAGGTTTTGGATTCAATTTGTTCTCATATGTCTGAGTCAGCAACTTCACCATGGACGAATGAAGAGCTTCTAGTAGAAGCCCTGCTATATGAGACTAGGAACGAATTTTTCAAAAATAGTCTCGGCGCGTATAAAGCTTCTATAAGAAGAGGTATTTTAGATCAAATCTGTTCTCATATGAAGGGGGCTGGAGGACCATCTATCCCGGAAAGATCTCTTTTTGATGCCATAAAATCTATCTACCCTAAGGCCCAAACTCTGAGAGTTAGAGCTAAAAGAGGGAAAATATTTATAGAAAACAAGCCTCATATCCAGGGTTTTGATATAGATATTTATGTCCCAGAATTGCGTAAGGGCATAGAACATAATGGAAAATATTGGCATTCATTAGAGGGATTAAAAAGAAGTAGGGATAGCTGGCCAACAGAAGACCTAATTAATTATAATCAAATAAAAAGTGATTATTTTATACAAAAACATGGTATAGAAATACTCCATATAGATGGAGAGGACTGGAAGTCCAATAAACAGGCCTGTCTTAATAAATGCTTAGAGTTTTTGAATGGAAAAGTATGAAATCTTGTAATAATCCAAAATGTAACGAATTAAACCCACAACCCCCAGAATCCTTTTCTAAAAATAGGGCAACTAAAGACGGGTTGAGATGGCAATGTAGAGCGTGTGACAGTGTATACAGAAAAGAAAATAAAGAAAAAAGAGACGCCTATAACAAAGAGTGGGATAAGAGCCATCCTGGCTGGAGATCTGCTTATGAAAAGCAGTGGAATAAAGATAATCCCGATAAAGTAAGGGCAAAAGACGCTAAATGGAGGAAAAATAATCCAGCTAAAAGAGCAGCCAAACAGATGAGGAGACAAGCAAATAAATTTAAGGCTACTCCATCTTGGTTAACCAAGGAACAGCACGAACAAATTCTAGAGTTTTATGCTCTGGCCAAAGAGCTTCAATGGCTTAGCGAAGAACCTCTGGAAGTAGATCATATTATTCCGTTACAGGGAGAGAACGTTTCTGGCCTACATGTACCGTGGAATTTACAAATACTACCTAAAAGCTTGAATATCAAAAAAGGAAATAGGTCACACATATGAAATTAGTACTTCTTTCAGACACCCATTGCAGACTACGAAATCGAACATGTTGGATGTCAAGACCTATATAATCGAATACAGCAACTAAAACAATTGAAGTTGCATGTATTTGGTCACATCCATTCAGGTTACGGACAACTTAAAATTGGCGACCTTACTTACGTAAACGCCTCTACAAGTACTGAACAATACAGGCCAATTAACGTTCCCATTACGATTGAACTATAATTGTAACAATCTTTACCTTGAACATGTTCCCCGTTTAATTAACGGGATTTAAATTTTAAAGGAGATTTCTCAAATGGCACAACAAACGCCTTCACTTTCACAAAATACTAAAAACAGAATCGTAGAATCTGTTACTGATGTTAAAAACGGTAACGAAATCATTGGCTCTCTCGGGCTTATGGGTGGCGCTAGAATCAATGCAAGCGCTGACACGGTAGCTTATTCTACTGGAGATATTTCAGTAGCATTGGATTCCGGTGGCGCTCCATGTACGTATAGAATTACGTTCCCTAACGTCAATTCGCAAATCCAAGCCATTAACTGGATTGATGTAAAAGGCTTTACCCCTCGTTCGCCAAGCGGTGTAGAAACCCTTGATTGTTTGGTTTGTGGATACAACTACGACAATACGCTCAATCAGTGGTACGTTACGGTTCAAATCGTAGCTTATGGAAGTGGATCTCCTGTGTCGTCCGTAACCTCAGCAGGATACGTTATCGGCGCCAGAGTAGCAGTTTCGTTGCTTCCTACCGCTAATCGTCTATAATTAGAACTAAAAACTCTAGTTTTGAGAGGCTTCCAGATTAAAACCTGGGAGCCTTTTTTATTTTGAAAATCTGAAAAAGCCCTTGAATGAGGTCACAATAAGATTGAAAAAACTTTTGTGTGGCTCACCTTTAAAGTTTTCTATAATATCTTGAATCTCCTTGAGTTTTACATGCCTCTCATCCTGATGATGAAAAAAAATGATGGGCGCGTCATGGGTTCCGTCGTGAACCATGTGATACTTAAACTCAAGTCCGGTATCATCTAGACAGCCATTTTCTGGTACACGCTCACTTTTATCTGATGTGAACGACCCGATTTGAAGCACCGTGACCTCTTTTGAGGCGGGTTTGTCCTCGGGGACAGGTGTTTTAGTATATTTATAGGCTTTTCGCAATGTATTTATCAAAGCCTTGTGTTCTTTTGTTATTTTATCCTGCGTAGTCCTAGTTTTCTTTTTAGTTGTCGATTTTTTAACTACTGGCTTCGTTTTCTTTTTAGATTTCATGCTCTTATCCTCATTTTTGCCCTTTTAGGCAGTTTTAAGACCAATCTTTACCTTAAAGCCTACTATTAAATATGGGCTTTGTCAAGGTAAATTAAGGGGATAACCAACCATGGCCCGTCTTTCAGCCAAGCCAATAACAAATTTTCAAAACATCAATAGCTTCGACTACGCAAGTCAATGGATCGTTCGTGCCGGAGACCAAACAACCCTTTATTTCCAGATAGTCAACTTAGATAGTTGTCCTTCTGAGTGCCCTTTACGGTACATCCTAGGCATAGGAGCAAATAACCAGCCAGTTCAAGTCAGGGTGACATTTCCTTCAATTGATTGTAGTAGTGCGTTTACATTGATTGCCATGCAGGACCCAAACGACGGGTCAGTTTTTAGTGTGGTTGTGCCGTACACGAGTACTCCTGCTACAGGAAATGTTCAATTTGTTGTGTATCAAGGTAATAACGTTGCTAGTTTTAGTGTGTTACAGATGATCAATGTGGAATACCCTAATAATGATGGTTCGGACGGCAATCTGCCCGATAACACATTTTTCTTTTAATTTGATTGACTTTTAGAAAAGGCTGTTATATTATAGAGATAGTATGAAACAAAAAGTTAAATGGTCGCTTGAAAAATTGCAAAAAGAAGCCCTGAAATATGGGAGTAGGATAGAATTTAAAAAAAAATCACCTGAGTTTTACGAAGCGGCATCTGAAAGAGGGCTTTTAACATCAATAGTGTCTCATATGTCAGACTCAAATATTAGACTTAGTGAACCTAGAAAATACTCTCTCGAAAGCATACAAACAGAGGCGTTAAAATATAAAAGTAGATGGGAATTTCAAAAAAGAAGTCTAGGTCACTATAGGGCTGCTCACTCTAGAAAAATTTTAGATCAAGTTTGCTCCCATATGCCTAAGCATGTTTCGATGGCTGGGAAAAATAATCCCATTTTTAAGTGGTCTGATAAAAAATTAAAAGAAGAAGCCCTGAAATACAGCAGTGTTGGTGAATTTGTTAGGGAATCAAGAAGTGCTTATTTTACAGCGTCCGCTAGAGGATTACTGGATCAAGTTTGCTCTCATATGACCAGGGCTATAAGAAAAGATTGGACATTAAAAGAATTGCAACAAGAAGCCTTAAAATATAAAACTAGAGCCGAATTTCGAAAAGCGAATCAAAGCGCTTATTGTACTGCAGGAAAAAGAAAATGGCTAGAAGAGATCTGTCAGCACATGAAGCGTTCTTGCGGGACTTCGGAACCTGAGCAAGAACTGTTTAATCTAATAAAATCTATCTTTCCTAAAACTCAAAAACTCAGGGATACTAGGGTGAAAATAGAAAACAAACCACATATAAAGGGCCTAGACCTGGATATTTTTGTTCCCGAACTTAGAAAAGCTATAGAGTTTGACGGAACGTATCACCATTCCTTTGGAGGCCTAAAAAGAGCACGTCCTTGGTGGCCAGACGAAGACATTAAAAACTACCATGTTTTGAAGGATGGGTATTTTAGTGAAAAAGGTATACAAGTTTTACACATAAACGAGGCGGATTGGAAAAAAGACAAGAATATGTGTATTAACAAATGTCTAGAATTTTTAGGGGTTAAAAATGGCTGATTTTACACAGAGCAGAACTTTCAAAACCGCTCAGTATCCGGTTCACTGTATAGAATCTTCAGGAATTCTACGCCGTACAGAACCATTTCTCACACCAGAATTATTCCGTGTAAGGTATTTGTTGGGGCTTCCTTTTTATTTATTCGGTCCGTCGGCGCTAGAACTTTTAAAGCCAGAAAATTTAAAAGATCGCATCATGATGGCGATGAATGAAACTGAAGTTCAAATTGGAACAACTATCACAAGAGAAGAATTTGTTGACAAAATGGCCTTCGACTGGTCGCTTTACAAAAGTTTCATACATTTGAAGCCTCGGCATTCTCCTATAATGAGTATTGAATCTTTAGCTATTGTCGCCTCTAATGATGAAGTGATTTTTCAGGTTCCAAGTGTGTGGATAGAAATGTCTTCAGCATCTATGGGTTTTATTAATGTAGTACCGCTTCTAGCGGCTTTTGGAGCCACTTCTACCACAGGTTCTCCTATTTCTGTAACCAATCAAGGGGCCGGAATCGCGTTTCTCGCTATCTGGGGAGCCGCTGGTGGTAATCAACACGTGCCTGGATATTGGCAGCTGACCTATTCGTCCGGTCTATCGAATCGTGAAGGACAAGTTCCCGTAATAGTAAATCAACTTATTGGAACAAATGCCGCGATTAATATTCTTAGCCAACTGGCGATGTTTTTTTTCACAACTTCTCAAACACAATCCCAAGATGGAATTAGTCAAGGAAGTTCTACTCTAGGACCTCGCATATTTGCTCTTCGTATTGAAGAACTTACGAAGAATCGTGATGAGCTGATTAGTAAAATAAAAAATATTTTCGCTAAGAAATACGTAATTGGCGAGTATTAATATGTACGGGATTGTCTATCTCATTATCTGTGCTATCAGTGGAAAGAAGTATGTGGGTCAAACCACGCGCATGCTTGATAAACGATGGGAAGAGCACAAATATAACGCATTTATGAAACAAGATGGTTCAGCTATCTATAGTGCTATGAGAAAATACGGCTTGGAAAATTTTAAAATTAAGCCTGTCGCTTACGCCAACAATCAAAACGAATTAGACCATAGAGAAACCTATTATATTAAACTATTCAACACGTTGACTCCCAATGGTTATAACTTGCTCTCCGGCGGTTCCTTTGGCAAACACTCTGAAATATCTAAACAGAAAATGTCTAAAGCAAAAAAAGGCAGAATTGTAACAGAAAGCCAAAGATTGGCTGTATCTAAAGCCCATAAGGGTAAGGTAACCTCTCAAAAAACAAAAATTAAGATGTCATTGGCTCAAAAAGGTAGAAACAAAGGGATCAAGCTTTCAGAAGAAACAAAGAAAAAAATTTCTTTGGCTCAAAAAGGTGAAAAAAATGGTTTTTTCGGTAAAAAACATACTGAGGAATCAGGACTCAAAATAAGCAAAAAGTTAAAGGGACGAAAACTTTCACCAAAACATAGGTCCAATTTGGTTATTCCGGATAATAAAATAAAAATAGTATGTAATGAAACTGGACAAATTTTTAGTTCATATACCGAAGCATCAAATATTCTCTCTGTATCTATATCGAGCATTTCTCTTTTTTTTAGTAACAAACAAAAATCAGTAAAGGGATTTACTTTTAAGAAGGTGTCCGATGGGCTTCCTTAAAAATTTAAGAAAGACAATTATAGAACAATCTATTTTAAAATCTGAAAATCCTCAAGAATATGCACGTTTAGCCGAAACAGGCTTGCTCCTTGGTCATCCCGTTAAAATCAAGGGCCATGAAAAACGCTCTGATAATAACATTCCTTATCATACTTCTATTAAATTTTTCAATAAAGAATTGGACAAGCCTGAACATGCTCACGAAGCTGCTTCTAAACTGGACCATCAGCATATCGATCCTAAAAAAGTTGGAATAGAGCCTACGAAAATTAAAAGTCGTGAAGGCGACGATATTTACGTTCTAAAGCTTCACGGACCTCATGCGGAGAAACTAAAAGAACATCACGACAAGTTTTCTCACATGGGCCACAAAGAAAACTATGAATTTCATCCCCACATTTCTGTATCAAAAGAAACCCACGATGAAATAAAATCAAAAGGTCATAAAACTGCGCACGATGCCGGAATTGAATTCGGGTCGGCTGAACTTCGTCGTGGTCCCAAGACACTTCAAACTTATAATCCTAAAGTAGAAAAAACCGAGCCACTTCTTAAACCGTGGTCTTCGCAAGCTCAAGCTGCATGGGGCCATTCTCCAGAAGGTAAGGAAGCTTTGGGCGGTGAAAAAGCTGTTAAAGAATGGGATTCGGCTACGAAGGGTAAGCATTTACCAAAACATGTGGCTAAATCAGAAGAATTAGAAAAAGGTGCTCTTAAAAATATGCTTACCGCTGGAGCTATGGCTGGAGCGCTTGCTTCTGCTACGCCAACCGAAGCAAAAAATCCAGGCCATCAACCATTACATCCTAACGTTTCCTCCGCTCAACATCCCGGCTATTCTAGAGAAAAATTACTAAACGCTATATCCCAAGTCGAGAGTAGTGGCGGCAAAAACATGAATCATAAACCAACTAAGACACAAGGTACTGCATGGGGCAAATTTGCCGAAATGCCTGATGTAATTCATGATACTATTCGTCTAAACCCGGACCTAAAACGACAGCACGGGAAAGCCCTGAGACTTCAGGGCGATAACTTACACAGATACATGCAAGACAACCCGAAACTTGAGCAGTTAATTGCTGATAAGCATTTAAGCCGCTTAGAACATCATTTCGGAAATAATCCAGAGGCTATTAGTTTCGCGTGGAATCAAGGAATTTCTGGCACAAATCGCGCGTTAAAACAAAAACATGACATTAGTTCACACCCTTACGTGCAAAAGTTTAAGCACTATTATGAAAGCGAGAAATAATTATGAATCTACAAGCTTCAGATATTGACCAAGTAGATGACGCGGGAGTTCTTGATGGACAACCAGTTAAGATGATCCGCACAAAAGGCGGCTTCTATATGGCCGTTCACAAAGGAAAAGTTATCGCAGGCGGATCACATCCTGCTATTGTGCGCCATTCGGTCTCCAAAACGCATTCTAACTTTCAACCAGTAATGTGTAAATCCGAAGGGTTTGAGGACGCTGTTGTGGATCAGCATTCCCATTTTCTATCCAACGATCTTCGTAAATCCGGGCATGATATTTATAGTATCCAAACCGGAAATAGCATTGAATTCCAAATCACCAAAAACAACATGAGTGTCGCATCTGTTTCTAGTTCAATTCAGGATGACTCTTTGTTAATCGACGAACTCAAATTTCCTAAGGAGTTTGCTAAAGCCATGGCTGGGGCTACGACTGAAAAGGCTTTGGATTGTAAAATGAAGAAGATAAAGGTCAAATAAACCTATGTGCGTAGAGATATTGAAATCCGAAGAAAAGCAGTCCTATAAACCTGAACTTCCTTTTGAGGATCAGGTGAGGGGCTCTAAAGAAGTCCTGATAGATTGCGAACCTAGCTGTCCTAAGGTTGCCAAATTCTTGGATGAAATTGTAAAAATTTGTAAAAACGGACAATCTCTACCCATAACCATTCGTTTGGCCGACAACACTAATATAAAATTATTCAGTAAAATCAAGAAGTTGAACAAAGAACTTCTATTCAATGATATAGTAGGTAAGTTGGTGCTACTACATAAAAATATGGATACCAAGTTACAAGAGATATCCGAGATGTGCTTAAATGGAAAATTCGAATAAAAGTCCAGTAGGCGAGCAAGTCGAGACCATACCGTTTGGTGCTCCCTATATTGAACAATCTTTTGATTTAAATCGGGCAGATGCCTTTACCCAAGGGCTTGGCACAACTTTCTATCATTGGAAATCCACAATTTCTCCTATAGGGCTAAATGATAAGGGCGACTACAGAAGACAAGAAACAGATGTAATGACCAGTAACGGCTATATATATAATTTGGCCGGTAAATTTACCGCCGTTCTAACTGGCAATCAAAAAGATCAACGTAGGCCGTCTGAAGGCGCAGTTATTGACGCATCTCAAGGTAATTTGGTGATGCCTAGATTTTACGATCCCTATAAATCTCCTGCAATTGGAGATTGTAGCTGTGTTGAGACGCCTGAAGGCAAAAGAATATATTTAGCTGTGGGAGATAGGCTATACTGCGACCCTGAGGCCAATGATCTGGTTGTTAACAAGGAAATGCTCCAGTTCTCTTATGACAGTCCTGGCGTCCCCATGTTCCCTATTAGGGTTATGGATGCCCCTATTGTTGACTCTAGAGGAGTAAGGTATCAAGAAAACATAGATTTCACGATAAGTAATCTTGGGAATATAGTATGGAACGAAAGCGGCTCCAATCCAGGGATAGACCCAGAAACGGGTGAGGGGCGCACGTATTCGGTTAGGTACCTCTACCGGGCTTTTTACTACATAACTAGCATCCTTAGAGAAGTTAGGATAACCAATGTTACCGAGGGTTTCTCTAGAAAACCTGAAAGAATGCCATATTTTATCCAGGTAACTAGAGAATACGTGTACCACAATATCAATAATTCAAATCAGTTTAATAAACCTCAGAATCCTGTGGTTCAAAATAGACAGATTCAGGCTCCATTGGATACGATTAACGTTCCAGATGGTATGGTAAAGGTCGAGACCACAGATTTTTGTGATGACACGTGAGATTTAAATAAAACATAAGGAAAACAGTAGTATAGAGACCCAAAAATAATAAGACTAATCTTTATAAGAGATTGTTTTTACTTGACTTTTCGGGTAACTTAAGGAGATAGACATGGCCAGCAATATTATGAAAAGGAACGTACCTGGAAATACGGTGCAAGACCCAGGCGCTATAGCAGTGCTTCAATACAACAATCCGTCTGGAGCGCGAAAGTCAGTTCCAATGGGCCAGCATTTACTCCCGCTTCCTACCCCCGGTGTTGGGAACGGATACACAACTAATGTTTCTACTGCCGCTTATGCTCTGCCGTCTGCTGGAAAAAGTGTGGCTGTGTACAATAGTAGCGGTTCTATGGGCGCGATTGTTCTTGGTACCGCAAGTACTATCGTATCATTGTCCGCTGGCGCTACCGATGTAAGCGGAAATGTGGGTCTCCCTTGTCCCCCAAATGCGTGGACCACTTTTGCCGCAGGGTACGCGAACTGGATAATTTCGAGTGCTTCCACTCTTTTGGTTTTCTTGGTAAATGATGAGTCAAGCATTCAAGCCGTAGCCCCTACCATTCTACCTAATATCGGTATTCCTGGAACTCAGCAATAACATAAACCATGAAAAAGAATGCTGAGTCCTTTTTAAATAAAACATTGGGCAGTGACTTTTTAGAGTCGCTAGGTAATTCTTTAAAAAAATCAGAAGTTTATAAACAAGGCACTCGAACTATCACTGATACAAACGACTTGTTTCAGGGCCTTCAAATCGTTCCTAGAACATTACTAAATCTTTTGGTCCGTGAACTATCAACAATGCAAATTGACGATATCAAAGAAATCTATATTCCTGGACAAGAAGATACTTTTATTAGGGTGTCCAAACTAGAAAGAGATTCTTACAGCGGTCAAGTATTTCAGAAAAATGTAAAAATAAACGATTTTCTTCATCGTTCGCTTCCTGGAATTGGTCTCGTCTTGATGACCGTTTTGGAATTATATAATTTTGAAGATCTGGAACAAGAAAAGACAATTTCTCCAGACAAACACGCTGAAATTAACCGTATCATAGACGAGCGCCTTAACTTACATTCTTTGGTTAACAAAGTTGTTGACGGCAAGATGCAACAAAAAGATGCTATTCAACAACTTCTTATGGCTAGACTTACCGAAGAATTCGCCAAAGAAAAGAAAAAGAATGTTCAAATTGCTGATAAAAAAGAACCCGAATTTATAGATGAACCTAAAGTAATAAAACTTATCCCAAAAAAGAAGCTTCCTCTTTCTGATTTCGTCGAGAGTCGCAAAAAGAAACTTGGCAAAAAAGAGCATTTTATTCAAATGCAAAAATCGGAACAAATATCGTGCCCAGATTGCGGAAATGTCATTTTTTCTGCGGGCGCTTATTCTGGTTGCATTTGTTTTGGTTCGGATGATAAAAAACTTTATATTAAAAAATCTGAGGGTGGAATTAAGGTTAGAGCTGGGCGTGGATGGGACGCGGAAAACCTGGAAATGTTGCTGGAAGTATTGAGGAGAAAGAATGCCTAGAATAGCCCACAACAAGCTTTCTGTAGAAGCAATAGAGTTTAGAATTGAAAAAGTTCATGGCGATGTAGTAAGAATGGATAAAGCTACATACAAGGGAACCAATTCTGAAGCTCGTTTTATTGACAAAGATTTTGGTGAATGGTGGGCGATTGTTGCGTCAGTCACTAAAGGACATGGACATAAACTTCGTGGTATACAAAAAGTTAGAAATAAAATAAAATTTTCTATGCCAGAAATTAAAGAAAGAATATTAAAAATTCACAATGATTTGGTCATTTTAGACGAATCCACTTATGGTGGGTTATACGAAGACGCTAAATTTATCGACAAAGATTTTGGTGAATGGTGGACTAAGCCCGCTAATGTATTATGTCATGAGCATGGGCATCCTGATAGAGGAAAACAAAAAAGTATAGATAGTAGAAGGTTATCTATTCAAGAAGTTTTACTAAGACTTAAAGAAGTTCACGGCGACGAAGTAGAATTACTTGAATCAACTTATATAGACTTCAAAACTAGATGTATTTTTATAGATAAAGATTTAGGCGAATTTCCTGCCACTCCTAGGGCCGTTATACAGCAACATACAGGACATCCCGATAAATGGAGAGAAAAACAAAAGAAAACCTTATTAGATAGATACGGCGTAGATTCTCCTCTTAAAAATAAAGAAATATTAGAAAAGGCTCTTAATACTAACGAAATTAGGTATGGCGTTAGACATGCAACGCAAAATGCCGGAATTGCTTTAAAAGCCGCCAAAAAATCAAACAATAAACATGTTAAATATCATTGGAAAACTAACGAAGAGCTTGTATGTCAAGCTAGTTGGGAAGCTAAAGTTGTAGACTATCTTAACGCTAAACAAATCAGTTTTGATTGGCAACCCAAAACTTTTAAAATGCCTACTGGTAAAACTTATCGTCCGGACCTCTATTTGGTCGAACAAGATGTTTGGGTTGAAATCAAGGGTTGGATGAGACCAGAAGCTAAAATTAAGTGGGATTGGTTTAAAACGGAATATCCCACAGCAGAACTTTGGGATAAGAAGAAATTGAAAGAAATGGGAATTTTATGATAAACACTAAAAATCTCATGTATTTTGCTACGGACGGAGACAATGTAGGTCGGCGCCATGCTCAAGCTCTTTTATCTGATAATGTAGATAGTATAAGTGAAGTTTCTGGATCTATTACCCACGCCAATGAAATGATTAGAGACTTTGTGGAATCTAACGGTGGCAAAGTAGTTAGTTTTGGTGGAGATGAAGGTTTATTCGAAGCCCCCTCTGAATTTGTAGAGCTTCTAGAACAACTTAGAAAAGACTATGAGTACATGGTAGGCGCTACGCTCTCTATTGGATATGGCTCTAAGCCAAGCGAAGCTGCCAAGGCTTTGTTGGAAGCAAAAGAGACTGGTAAAAATAAAATTGTTAAATATAGCGAATCTTCAGAACAACATTCGCAAAATGTTCAAGAAGCTAGAAATCAAGAAGAATCCGAATCAGAAGTCGGTGAAGTAGGTTTAAAACAAAGTAATGTTGGTTTGCAATCTGGCGAAGACGGTAACAGAGAAGGTAATCCACATCAAGAATCTCAAGGTGGGTACGCTAACGAAGTCGCTAGCGATGGTATCGATAGAGATGATCCTCCTGTTTACGACAATAATCACCAATATGACTCTGGTTATAAAAATAGCGATAAAGAAGTTCGTGGCGAAAGCTATCGTGAAGAGGATCTAACCCCTCCTGTTATTGCTAAGCCAAATCTAACTCCGAAGCCTCCTGTTTCTGAGGCTACGTCCGGAGATGTGCCGGAAAGTAACCGGGCAATGAACAATGTACCTTCCAACCCAGGCGAGCAAGAGCCAGAAGACAAAAAACCTGTTTCTAAATATTACCACGGCCAAGCAGAATATGCTCAGCCTGAAGACGGAGCACCTGAAAGTATGGCTCAAGCAACAAGTGACAATAGACCCGGCGATTTAAAATATATGCATCACGGAAAAGAAGAGCCGCAAGCGGATATGGTGCAAGAAGATTCTACTACAGATGAAGCCGAAAATGCTATGGCCCAAGACATGGAAACAGAAGGAACTGAGCAGGAAACTCCTATCGAGCAAGAATCGGACCACTGTCCTGGGTGTCGCTGTGACGAACATTCTCAAGATCAGCCCATGGAAGACGTTTTAGACCAACATATTGAAAATGCTTCGGACTACACAAATACTATTGGTGAAGGCGGCGACGGCGGCAACCAAGGAAGTGCTGATGAAGGCCAAAGCATCGAAGACATTCTAGATCAACATTTAGATAACGCAGCGGATATGGAATCTGGAGATGTAGATCCCGAAGGAATGGACCCAAATGGCATTAGCCGGCCCGAAGATTATAACCAAAAGCAAGGTGATATGGGCTTGTATGAGGACGATCAAGAAGAGGATGAAGGAAATCCAAACCTGGACGAAGTTTTAAGGGATGGATTAGATTCACACGCAGATAGTATCCAAAGAGAAAAAGTTATTGACATGGTTGGGCAAGCGCTGGACGCGTTCAAGGGCCAGAAACAAATTTTGGATAAGGCTAAGGCACAGGCACCAGAATTGCATGACGCTTGCATTATGTTGCTCAGAAGCATGATTGAGCTTTGTAGTTTGGCAGGTATTGATCAATCACAACCAGAACAAGAAGTTAACGAAATCGAAGGCCAAGGAGAAAGCCCGGAAGAGGCTCCAAATTCGCAAGAAATGCCTTCCGAAGGCGGTTCTGACGAATCTGATATGGAATCTTGTCCTAACTGCGGATACGATAAAGCAAAGCCTGCGGCTCCTCAGGAGGGGTCGCAAAAAGCCCCACAGCAGTAAGCCTCCGGCTCAACCTGGGGGCGCCATAGGATCAGCCAAAAAACTTTCGAGCAAGCATCCTACACCGCATTTAGCGAAAGATCCACTTCCTGTGGGCGCTACCAATGAAAAGGGTCAACGCAAGGTCTCGGATTTGCAGGGAAAAATTCGTTTTATCGATATGAAAGTTGGACGTGTTAAAGGCCCAGGGGAGTCCCAGTAAAGGGCTAATATGCTCAAAATCAATATTAACACAAAAGATATCCTGGACGCCTGCAAAGACTCTGTCGAAGATGCTAAAAAGCAACTTTCGAAGTCCGTGGGAGACCTTGCTATTGCTACACAAAAACACATTCTGGAACTGGCGGACGCAGAACTTAGCCCTAGTTTAAAACAGATTTTTAGAGGAAAAGAGAATGAGCACAATATTAGGTTGGACACTATATCCTCCAACGTGCATGTAATAACTCTTTCTGGATCTGCTTATTGGATTGAAGAAGGAATTGAGCCTGGAACAGATCAAAAAACAGATAAGTGGCTTTTTAAATCAAAATCCACCAAAACTTCTAAAGATGGATATCGTTATTTAGTTGTTCCTTTTGAGCACTCAAAGGCGCCATCTACTCAAACCGGTTATGAGAAAAATCTAACAGATCGTATAAAGTTTGAACTGAAGGCGCAGAATAAGATCAGGAAGAGTAATGGACTACCCACCATTCCTTGGGCAGGAATTGAAACGGATAAGCATGGAAAACCTAAAGAAGGTTTACTTCATGAATTCAATTTCACAGGATCTAAAGCTAAGTCTAGTTGGTCACACAATCCCTTAGATAAATTAAGGGTCTATCAAGCGGTAGAAAAAGACGCTCAAGGTAATGCAAAACTTACTAAAGGCGGTAAAGCAAAAGTTAGCCGTTCTTGGATGACTTTCAGAACCGCTTCCGAGAATCCCAAGCCCAATCCAGAAACGGGCGTATCTCCTAAAGAAAAATTTATTCATCCCGGATTTACTGCAAAGAAGTTTATGGACAAATCCGCCGAATGGGCCGAACAAGAGTTTTATAATAAAATTCTTCCCGGTATTTTTGCCAAATGGGGAGATAAATTATGATATTTCAAACAGACGTATATCTACGTGTTTTACTTGAAGAATCTATCCAGGATATTAAGGAAAATCCCTGGTTACTACAACATATTCTATGGGATTTTACACACAATCCATTTCTCAAGACCAGGTACGGAGAAAAACAAGTTCGTGCGGCTATAGAATGGTTTGAAACTAATAATATCAACGTATTTCATCAGTTTATTAAGGATAAATTAAAATTTCCAGCAATAGCTATCACCCTGGGGTCTAGTACGGAAGCACAAGAACTGAGAACCCTTGGAGACATTGATACCGAGACTATCGGGCTAGCTCCTACCGAAGTTAAGAAAATAATTCCTTACGTTGTTCCTCCGTTTATCCCTGTGGGTTTTGAGCCTTCTACTGGTACGGTAGAGGTTCCTGAAGGCATAGATATCGTGCCTGTATCTGCCGGTATGGTATTGCTAAACCCTCTAACTGGGGTTGGTACTCCAGTGCTAAGTATTGACGGTCAAAATATTATTGTCCAGCCAAATTTAGAATTGGACGCTAGTGAACTGGCTGTAGTGCCTCAATATAGGTATTTCCAAACTCGTTTAGGAAGAAGCTTCTTTCAAGAGACCTGGAACTTGACCTGCGCCACCAATGACGTTCAAACTCTACTCTGGTTACACTCCATTGTTATATTCGGCCTACTTAGATACCGTGAGTTTATGGAACACAACGGTATATTAGAAATCACTAACTTAAGTAGCACCGATATTTTCAATGCCGATTTTTCAAATCCAGGCGGAGAAGAAATTTATTGTAGACAGGTTACCGTAACGAGTAAAGTTCAACAAAGCTGGCCTAGAGATCTGCATAGGAAAATTGAGTCGACACTTATACGTAGTAAAAATTCGGCCGCAGAGACGGTATCTAACCCGAAGGGTTTTGTGGGCGGAATTCGTATAGTCTCAAATTTGGAAACTCCTTTGGCCCATCAAAACGACACCACTTGGTACACCATTTCGGAACAAGAAGCGGAAGCAGACACTGAAGAGGACATGGAATAGTATCTCTACTTCTATCTAGCTAAAATCCGCACCAATCTTTATCTTATATGCCCAACCCTATTAAACCACCTGCTTTAGGATCTTCTCTGGGATCAACCCTAGGAAGTCCGTCAACTGGGCAACCGAAGGACATAAGCAAGGTAGGAAAGCAGGGCGTAGCGGCCAAGATGCCTAAGCCTAAATCAGCTCCAAACGCTTTCGCACCACCATCAACCTTCTTTAAATCTGAAAAAAATGAACCTAAGCATCCAAGTTTGCGTAATTTAAGGGATTTTATTAATAAAAGACACAAGTCTAAGTAATATTGAACGAATCTTTAGTTTATAGAGGATTTTCTATGTCCGATTCCAAAAAATTATTCTCAGCACGTGAAGCAGCTCTTGCCGTCCTCAAAAAGACTCAAGATATTCTTAAAGAGTCTACTTTAATGAAGGCTGAGTATAAGACCGAGAACAACCCTAAGGCGGGTGTTAAGTACGGAAAGATCGAAACCGCTCAAAAAGCAGATGAGCGCGATTATCCAGAATATGAAGTAAAATCGGGTAATTTCAAGGATTCTTCGGGCAAACGTCTAGAAAGACAGATTTCCCCCTCTCAGAACCCAAAAGAAGAAGCTGAGGGCAATAACAAGCCAGGCGGCATGGAACCTGAGTACGAATTCAAAAGTAAAGTAGCTAAAGAGTTGGCCAAAGAAAAGGCTTCTCACATGGTTAAGGGCGAAAACCCGGACAAAGAACAAGACGCCCAACTCGGCGAAAAAGTCGAGAACGATGTCGAAGAACACATGAAAGACAACGCGGATGCCGAAAGAGAAGAAGGGCATGAAATTATGAAAAAACCTGGCGAAAAGATGGAAGGCCAAACAGAGCGCGCTTCTATCCCTATGTGCATCGGTTCTGCTAAATTAAGCAAATTCATGGAGCATAAACACTCTAAGCGTAAAAACGCTCAAGCCCAGAGCCCTGAAGCCGTGGGCAATCAGGCTTCTGACGCTCCTCAACAAGGATCTACTCAGGCCGGTCAAGCAGACCCGTCTCGCCCTAAAACTCAACCTACTAGGGGTGACGACGATAACGGCGAAGGTAGCATGAAAAATAAGATGAATAAGAAGTATGAAGGTTTTAAAGCTGTGGAAGCTTCTGCCGCTAAAAGTGGTGCTAGAGATCCTGGCGCCGTAGCTGCTGCTGCAGGACGCGAGAAGTACGGCAAAGAAGCGTTTCAACACGCCGCTGCCGCTGGCAAAAAGATGGGTAAAAAGTAATGGCTAAGAAGCAGTTAGATCCCCAACAAAGCCCTGAGATGACCTTGGAAGAAGCCAAGGCTTATCGCGCTTCTTTGGCCAAACCTGCTTCTGCGAAACCATTGTCGCAAAAGCAAAAAAGAGATGCTTTTAAGGTTTATTGGACACAAAATAAAAAGAAATATGGAATGACCAATAAATTAGAGCAAGTTCTTTGGTTGCACTTGGTCAGCACCAACAACGACAGTCCTGAATCATTTGAAGACGGACTTAAAAATTTCGGTATCAAGAAAGTTTAATAGGGAGAAAACAAAATGTCTCAAAGATTACAAACCCCTTACGTTTCAACAAACATCCCAGGAACTTACGTTAATTACCAAGTTCTTACGCAACCTACCGGTGTTTCTTCCTCTGGTATTGCAGTTCTTATGGGCGAAGCAGATGGCGGCCCAAGCTATGAACAAACGACTATACAAAAAAGTTTGTATACTCCAGACCAACTTGATAAGGTTACTCAGATTTTTATCAGTGGTCAGCTCGTAGACGCATTTACCGCAATGACGGTTCCGTCCAATGACCCAAACATTACTGGAACGGCCAATCAAATTTATGTCTGGAAAACGAATTCTGGAACCATCGCTTCCGCTGTGGTTTTAAATTCAACCCCAGCAACTTACGGAACGTTTTCGGACCTTAATTACGGGGTTCTCGGTAACCAAGATCAGTACCAAGTACTCTCTGTTGATGCAGAAGTTGCTCCGTCACTTCAAGGCCTGACCATTCCATCATTCGGTTCTGCTCTTAACGGGATTCAATTTAACATCCGTATCAATGGCGGAGCGTCCACCCTTGTAGGTCCAATCACTGGAAGTCCTGCGAACGTTGCGGCATTGGTTATTGAACTCAATCTCCTCCTCCCTTCTGGAATTACTGCTTCCGCTGGTTCGGCAATGAATTCGATTGCTTTGACCATTAACGCAGACGCCAATGCCTGGAATAACGGATGGGGTAAGTCTTTTGAACTTATCGATTCCACCATGGGCGATTTGGCCGCTTTGGGATTGGCCGCTGGACTGAATTTTTCGTCTCAAGAGCCTTCCATCGAAGTCTTAGATTCTAATATTCAGCGTGGTATTTCTGAAACCCTGTCAATGGAAGCATCTATCGCTTTGATGATCGGATATCAGGGAACTAGCGCTAGTATTACCATCAATCAAAGTACTAGTATGCTTACCACCACTGTTACTGGTGGAAGCGGATCTAACCTGAGCATCAACATGAGCCAGTATTCCACTATCGGACTGCTTGCTGGGTTTATCGCTTCTCATGTTGGGTATTCTTGTACTGTAGTTCCTTCCGCAAATCAATTACCATGTTCGGCACTTGACTCTGTCACGGCAGTGGGAATTTGTTCGACCGCAGCGAGTGATGAGCCAGGAAGAATCAAGGCTAGTTTGTACAATTTCATTCAAGAAATGGCTACCAGCAGACTTCTTTCTTTTAGTCCAACCGCAGTGGCGGGGCTTCCTGCTCCAATGGCAGCTCCAGCCTATTTGGCTGGTGGAACCAGAGGCGGAACGTTAGCAGCAGATATCGTAAATGCTGTTGGCGATTTGGGTGCTATTACCTGCAACATCATCGTTCCTTTGTTTTCACAAAATGCTAGCGCAGATATTTTGGCTGGCTTGACCGATCCTTCGTCTACCTATACCATCGCAGCAATTGACGCTTTAATGAAGAGCCATTGTCTTGAGTATAGCGATCCGAGCCTGGACAAAAACCGCGTTTGTATCTTATCAAACAATGGAACATTCGCTCAATCACAAGCAGTTGCTCAAGGACTTGGTAGCTACCGTTGTTCTTTGACGTTCCAAAATGTGACTCAGGTTAATTCGTTAGGTGTTGTGACTCAGTTCCAGCCTTGGTACGCTGCTGTTATCGCTGCTGGGATGCAATTGGGCGGTTTCTATAAGAGTATTTGTAATAAATACGCAAATATTATTAGCGTGATCGATCCTACAGGATATAACTCTGGTGACCCAGGGGATACTTCGGAAGCGTTGGACGCCGGGTTGTTACCGTTGTGGACAGATGTTGGTGGACCGAAGTGGGTCTCAGACCAAACAACCTATTCTGTTGATACAAACTTCGTGTTCAATTCTATTCAAGCGGTGTATGATGCTGATATCATTACCATCGATTTGAAATCGAGTTTTACAAACGCATTTGTTGGTCAATCCCTAGCAGATGTGTCCGCAGCCTCTGCTGCAGCGTTTTTAACGCAAAAAATGGCTAGTTATATGCAATTGAAACTTATTGCGCCAAGCAATGGAGTTCCATTAGGCTTTAATAACGCCAAAGTAATGATTGCGGCACCTACTATGACCATCTCATGTAATATATATTTGTCGACGGCTCTATATTTCATTCCTATTACATTTTCAATAAGTAATGTGCAACAGTCAGCATAATTTTTAGTTAAGGAGAGAGAATAATGGCAACACAAACATTAACCGGAGCAAGAGTAAACCTCTATGTTCCAAACAATGTGGGAACACTTATCTTGGCCGGGATCTATGAAAACGTTTCAAAGAACGTTTCTCTTGGAACCGAAGGTGTGTGGACTCTAGGTCAGTACGAAGCCCGTGAGATACCTATCACAAGCTATGAGCTGGTTTCTTTGAATTGTAGTGGTTTCAGGGTTCTTGATCATGGTGTCACTATGGTTGGAAATTTCCCAACGCTTGCTGACTTACTGAATTTTGGTAGCGTCACTTTGAAGGTGGTTGACCGACAAAGCGGAAAGACCATAATGGTAGTAACAGGTTGCGTTCCTAACGCTAATACTGAAAACCATAATGTTAAAGCAACCTCAAAGATTTCCATAAGTTATGTCGGAATTGCAGCATTCTCTGAGAATGAAACCGATCCATCTGGCAATCCAACTGATGGTGAAGGCGTCGGTTCTTGGCCTTGATCTAAGTAATCAATATTATTAAATTATTTGAGGGCATCTGGGAGACCAGGTGCCCTTTTTGTTTTGTGCTTGACTTTTAAAAACAAATGACATAAAATATTAAATAGTATGAGTAGAAGAGTAGACATAAAAAATATAAGGTTAAAAGTAGAAAGCTTAGGGTATGCACTAATTACAGATACCTATGTTAATAACAAAACAAAAATGCACCTTATTTGTCCTAACAAACACATTCTTAATATGAGTTACCAATCATTTAAGGGGTATAATAACAGAAAAGGCCATCGATGTCCAAAATGCACTAATAGTGGTACTTCCAGAGCAGAAAAGGAGATTTTTGATTTTGTAAAATCTTTTTACTCAGATGCCGTAGGTAATTCTCACGAAATCATTGAACCTTACGAATTAGACATATTTATCCCCTCTTTAAATCTTGCTATAGAGTACTGTGGTCTTTATTGGCATTCGGAAGAATATAGGGAGAAAAATTATCATTTAAAAAAAATGAGGCTCTGTAATGAAAAAGGTATCCGTCTCATAACTATATTCGAAGATGAATGGCTCGAAAGGCAAGATCAAGTTAAGAATTTCCTTTTGTCCGCTATTAATAAAAATGAATTAAAAGTAATGGGAAGAAAAACTGAAGTTAGAGTTGTCCCTAAACCAGAGGCAGTGGCTTTTTTAGATGACACCCACATTCAGGGATCTCCCCTCTTTGAGGTAGCTTTTGGTCTGTACCACAACAATGAACTGGTTGGTATTACGACCGGCAATAAACATCATCGTCAGGGACACGGAAGTCTCTTTGTCCTTAATAGATTGGCCTTCAAATCCAATATATCCGTTTCTGGAGGATCTTCCAAACTTCTTAAAGCACTTCTTGGGTATGCTAAAGAAAAGGGTTACTCCAGGCTAATCTCTTGGTCCGACAATCGTTGGTCTGAAGGTAATGTTTATGAAAAAACTGGATTTGAATTAACAGAAACTCTTCCACCTGATTACTCTTATGTTTTAAGAGAAAAAAGGATTTCCAAACAATCCTGTCAAAAAAAGAACCTCTTAAAAAAGGGTGCCGTTGGAAATACCGAGAACGAAATGGCTCTTTCTCTAGGCTTATACCGCATTTGGGATTGTGGCAAAAAGCGCTGGGAAATATTCTTATAATTATCCAAACCAATCTTTACCTTAATAGTTCCTAAACCTAGGAACGCTTTTAGGGTGGCCTAAAAGTACCGCTATCGGTGGCGATAGCTCCTAACCTCCGGTAAGGATTGGATAATGGCATTTGAAAGAAACCTAGCAGCGGTTCCTCCGCAAGCTTTTACCGCTAATGGCACGTCCTTGGGCGTAGTTACCATCGCAAGCACTTGCGGTTTCTACATAAAACAGGCCGTCGTCCTACAATCAAGCAGCCAAGGAGAACTTGGCTTTCAGATCAAAAACATCCTGAGCGATACCCAGCTCGTAGTCGGACCCAGCAATAATAAAATAAATTCTGTTCCAAATTACTCCGATATATCTGCTTTTCTGGTGGCCGACGGAGCATCCATTTGGGCGCCTGAACAAGGCAAAAGCCCGATCCCAGAGAAAGACCATTATCTTGACGTATATGAACCGGCACCCCTGTCTGCCGACAGAATTATCCCGGTAGACTGCCACGGTAACTTTTACGATAGTGCTAACCCTCTTCCAGTCGCCATAGACGGCACCATAACCATAGGTGACGTAAGCATTGTAGAGGGTGGTAATACCGTTACCGTCAATGACAATGGCTCCATAAACGTCACATTAGAGCCTGGAACGGTTCAGATCGGTTCAGTAGAGGTAATAGGCCCAGGACCAACCAATTACCCATTAACGGTCAATGCCGATGGCTCAATCAATGTAGTTGTAGAAAACGCCCCTAGCGCCAATACAACCGTTGTGAACACCTATAATGAGGTTGTGTCATTAGCTGCAGGCGCAACCATTTTAATTGTGACATATACTGTTCCAATGGGAAAAGAGTCTGTTTTTCAGAGGGCTAGTTTTTCCGGAGAGAACATCGCTAGATACGATTTGATAATCAACGGGGTTACCCAGGATACCGCCAGAACCAACTTCGGTGGTGATTTAACGGGCGAGTTTAACTTCGAGACCGGTAATGATTCTGGGCTAGTTTTGGCTTCAGGAGACACCATAAGTGTTCAAGTTTATAATGTTAGGCCAACGTCCGCTGACTTCGAGGCTAGGATACAAGTACTTGAAATACCAGCATAAACCGTAAACAAACCTAATCTTTAGGAAAAGAGACCTTTATGACACCATATGAACTTAAAAAACTACAAGTAGAATACAAAAGAGTTAACGCTGCTAGAGAAGAGCAGGAACTTAGGGTTTTAGAACTTCAAGAGCAAATTGATAGAGTCCAAAAAAGTATAGATATTTCTATTCTAAAAGAACAAGAACTCACTGCAAAATTGAATGCGGAACAAGATATCGCTTAAATTATAGATATCTAAGGAATTACAATGGCAGATTTTGACTCAGCATTACCAATTAGGTCCCAGTTACCGAGTCAGGTAAATTACAACGATGTAATTGTAAAACTCGGAGACGCTACTAATCCCACTACGCAAATGGCGACGGTGGATACTCACGGTAGCCAACAAAACGTACTTCGCGACATTTCCGGCAACGCAATCGGAGATCAATTAATTTCAGCTAGTTATTGGCTGCAAGTCGTGATGCCAAGTCAGGGTCCTGCTGCGCCCGGAACCGCTTCCTCTTATTCATTACTCGCAGGTGGTATTTATAATTCAGGTGAAGAAACTCTCACAAACGGTCAGCAGTCGGCCCTTCAGTTAAATTCAAGTGGTTACCTGCTAGTTGCCTTAGCTTCCACAAGCCTTGGTTACGATACTAACTATGGAACGGTTGGTTCGTCCACTCTGAGAACCGCTTCCCAAATCGGTAACGCAACTGGTGCCGCTGACTTTGGTGCTGGCGCAACCGATGCTCAAACTCTTAGGGTTGTAGCAAATCAAGGGGCTGCCAATACCGTTGCGAACGCATGGCCAATTGAAGTCACCAATGGAACAAGTACTGCTTTTGTTACTCCGGCCTCAACCGCTGCAGTTGCTGCTAATCCTGCGCTGGTGGTAGCACTTTCTCCTAATTCCCCTCTTCCGGCTGGAACAAACCTTCTTGGTTCTATCAATCAAGGAACTAGCCCTTGGATTACAAAAGATCAGTCTGACGGACCAGTAACTCCTGGTACGGTTGCAAGCTTTTCTCAACTAGCGGGCGGTCAATACAATTCTACGCCTCCTACTTTGACTACTGGGCAACAAGCGGCATTGCAAGTAGATTCTGCTGGCAGATTACTAGTAGACGCCAATGTCGTATTTCCGTACGACGAAAACTATGGAACTGTTGGTGCAACCACACTAAGAGTCGCTTGCCAAATAGGTAACGCAACTGGTGCAGCCAATTTCAACTACGGTACTGTTGGAGCACAAACCCTCAGAACCGCTTCCCAAATCGGTAACGCAACTGGTGCCGCTGACTTTGGTGCTGGCGCGACCGATGCTCAAACGCTACGAGTAGCATCCAATCTATATGACGGCTCTGGTAATGCAATTAGCTCTACGGGTGGAGCACTCAACGTTAGTGCGACTCAAAGCGGAACCTGGACTGTTCAACAAGGCTCAGCTCCTTGGTCATTCACTGGAAATCTCACCAATAATAACGCGGCTCCTGCGGCGAATAATATCGGCGCCCTAGTTGCTTTAGCTGAAGGAACTCTGAGTGCTTCACGCTACACAAGTGGTGATCAAGTTCTATTAGTTACAGATTTAGCCGGTAATACCAATGTTGACCTTCAATACTATAAAGGCGCTGCGGTTAGTACTACAAATCCAATAGCAACCACTATTTCTGATGGAACCAACGTAATTACCGCTGCTATTTCTGCTTACGGTACCGCCCCAACCGGTACTGAAGTTATGGGCGTTAACGCTTACATAACTAATATTCCAACGGTAAATCAAGGAACTAGCCCTTGGATCGTAAAGGACTTGTCGGATGGTTCTGTCAATGGTGGAACCGCCGGTACGTTTTCATCTCTTGCTGGGGGCGTTTATAACTCCACTCCATTAACACTAACTACTGGCCAGCAATCATCCTTACAATTGGATGTAAATGGATATTTAGATGTAGATCTAAAAACACCAATCCCAGCCGGCACAAATCTGATCGGCGCCGTCAATCTGGATTTGGGAAGCTCCCCTGTTTCTAGCACGAATCCAGTTCCGGTCTCTATCGTTTCCACCACTCCGGGAACTGCTGTGCAGGATTACCACACCTCGGTGGCTCTGGCAGCAGGTGCGTCTGTTACATTTACGTACACTGTGGCAGCGAGCCATACCTTTAACTTTGAAAGGGTTTGGGCTAGTTCCTCTGTTAGAATTAAGGTGGTAGTACAAAACAATGGTAGTACTATTTTTGTTGGATTCAACAGTTCTGCAAATCCAAACGTAGATATTACGATCACTGCACCACCACTTATTGCTGCAGCGGCAACCGCCACGGTAACAATTACAAATATTGACCTTGTAGCCAGCGACGTATACGCGACCCTTGAGGGAAATCAGAACTAATAGTCAATAACTAGTTGATTTTGTTAAACTAAAAACCCACCTAGCGCTTAAAACTAGGTGGGTTTTGCTTATATGATATAGTATAAATATGGGTAAAAGAAATACTCTACTACAAATAACTACCAATATCACCCAAAGACATCCTGGGTCTAAGGTGGTTAGTGTTAATTATATTTCTAATAAGCATAAATTAGTAATAATTTGTGAAAATGGACACTCTTTTTTGCAGCGATACAATAATATAACGATGGGCCAGTGGTGTAGTGTTTGTTCAAGTATTAAAATAAAAATTAGTGCAAACAAACACAGCCTTGATTTCGTAAAATCGAAAGTCCTGAAGCTTCACCCTAATTGTACAATTCTTGGCCCAGAAAACTATTATAAAGGTATTACATCCAAAATTCCTGCAATATGTGAAAATGGACACTTCTTTAACATCACTCCTAATGATTTATTCTGCAAAGGCACTTGGTGTATGGATTGCAGAAACGCTAATATTAAAAAACGCAAAACAGTTCCCTTTGAGGAGCGCCGCGAAGAAATAATGGCTTTACATCCAAACTGCACTATTTTGACAAAAAAAGAAGATTATGTGGATGGAAGTACTGATTTGGATATTTTGTGTGAATGTAAAAAACAATTTAAAATAAGTTTTAAGGAAATACAGAGTAATCGTTGGTGTAATTTTTGCAAAACAGATAGAACTAAAAAAACAAATCTAAAAAAATATGGTGTTGAGTATATATCCCAGGTCCTGGAAATTGCTTTAAAGGCGTCTAAAAGTCTTAACAATTCCTGTACTAAAAATCACTGGAAGACGGGCGAAGAACTGGTCTGTGTTGGATCTTATGAAGCAAAAACCGTAGATCACCTTAATGTCAACAAGATTGATTTTAAGTGGCAACCAAAAATATTTAAAATGCCTAATAGTAAAACTTATCGCCCCGATCTTTACTTGGTGGAACAAGGTGTTTGGGTAGAAATTAAGGGTTGGATGAGGAAAGATGCTCAAGAGAAATGGGACTGGTTTAAAACACTACATCCTACCGCAGAGCTTTGGGATCAGAAAAAATTAAAAGAAATGGGAGTGCTTTAAATGGCCGATGCGGTAGGCGTAAATTCAGCACTTCCCACACGAGTAGGTGGAATTAGTTCTAGCAGTGGTCTGCCGGACTATTTTGCTGACGTTACTTCAATTGGTCAGCTTAAGGTAACAGATGGTGCTGACGGTCCTGTAACGCCTGGAACAGCGGCCGGAAGCTCTATTCTTATTGGCGGCCAATACAACTCCACTCTCCCAACCCTAACCACGGCGCAGCAATCGGCCGTTCAAGTAGATTCTAATGGACGATTGCTTGTAAGCTCTATAGCTAACGCCCTTCCTGCTGGTACCAATAACATTGGATCGGTCACTCTTCCTCAGACGACGGCAACGGGGTCTCTGTCTGTTCTAAACGCAGCGGTCACCTTTACTTTAGCTGGTCAGTCTAACATAACCTTTCAATTGGCTGGAACCTGGACCGCAACCGTAACATTTGAAGCCTCTAATGATAACGCAAATTGGACGACTATCTATTCTTATAGAGCTGGCGATAATACAATTGCATCATCTATAACAAATTCTACAAACAATGACATTTATCGCGTTACCGTTGCTAGTTTTGGCTATGTAAGAGCAAGAGTTTCTGCTTATACTTCTGGAACCGTAGTGGTTACAGCGTTTTCTTCTTGGACTACTTCGTCTTTTGTTTTAAATACCTCTCTTCCTGGTGGTACTAATAATATTGGTTCCGTAAACCAAGGAACTTCTAATACTTTGGTAAACGCTTGGGCTGAGAAATTAACAGATGGAACTAATGGTCCTGTAGCTGTCAAACCCGCGAACACTGCGCCTCTTGCTAGTGATCCCGCGCTAGTAGTTACTCTAAGCCCTAACAGTAGTTCTTTGGGCGCTACTACTGGTAACGGAACTATTTCTGCACTAAACGGAGCCGTTTCTACAGTTGCAGGGGGAGCAGTTACTTGGAGCATGTCCGGAACTTGGGTGGGAACCCTTACCACACAAGCTCAAAATGGTGACGGTCAGTGGTGGAATGTCGCCTCTCTATCTAACCAAACCGGTATCTTACAAAACACAACGAGTCAAAACGGTGTCATGGAAATGAACGCTGCTGGTTGGACGCAAGTCCGAATTGTAGCAACGGCATGGACATCTGGTACAGCAACCGTAACGTTCGCCTCTACTGCGGGATCGCACGTACTAGCAATATATTCGTCCAACGCAACGAATATGCAAGCGACTGCCTATTTGAACGATGGTGCTGGAAATTCAATTACATCCACCACGGTGAACACGAAACAGCTTTTAGACGTTGATGTGCCGGATTTGTCTGGTACCGGAACAATTGCCGCACTTAACGGATCTGTTGCTTTAAGCACACAGGGTCGCTCTAATGTCGCTGTTAACGTAACTGGCACTTGGGTTGCCACCCTTACTATTCAAGCTACCGTGGATGGAACCACTTGGTTTGCTGTCGATGGGCTTATCAATAGCACTGGAATAGACACTACAACCCTTACATCTAATAACCAGGTATTGATAAATTGTGGCGGTTACTCCCAAATAAGGCTTACAGCTACCTCTTATACTTCTGGAACTGCCAGCATAGCGTACGACGCAGGTATTGGTGCTAACATCGTAAATGTTTATAACCCAACCGCCTCAGCTTTAAATGCTCAAGTGGTGGGCAACGTCGCTTCTGGTTCCGCTGATTCGGGCAATGGAGTAAAAGTTTCGGCGGTAGCAGTTACTAATATAGCGGGACTACCATCTGTTTCATCCGGGAATAGAGTTGACAATCAGGCCGATTTAAATGGTAGACTTTATGTAACTAACGCTCCGCAGGATGGGGCAAAGACTACGTATTCTGCCACAGCTACCGGTTTGGTTCCTGGCAGTACTCCGACCGACATCTTCACTATTACTGGTTCGTCAACCAAGACAATACGTGTCACGGATATAAAAATAACAGCTACACAGGCGACAGTAGCGGCAATAATAGATATTCTTTTAGTAAAACGTTCTGCTGCAAATTCAGGCGGAACATCTACGGCGGCTACCGCTGTGTCCCATGATTCAAGTAGTGCTGCTGCAACTGCTACCGTACTGGCCTATACAGCTAACCCAACCTCATTAGGTGCTGCGGTAGGTACAATACGTTCTACAAAAATGGTTGTTACTGTTGCAAGCCCTGGTACTGCACAAGCCGCCGTGGCGAGTTTTCCTGTCATATGGGATTTTGGGAATAGACCATCTCAAGCTATCGTGTTAAGAGGTACTGCACAGGTATTGGCAATAAATCTAAATGCAGTTAGTTTAGGGTCTACAGGATCTTTTGATATACATCTAGAGTGGAGCGAAGAGTAATTTTATGGCTTTTACATTAACAAATACTACTTCAGGCAGCCTAGGTCCTTTTGGATTGTCCACTCAAACCAGTATCGCAAATCTGGGCACTTACTTAGTAACAAATAGTTTAATTTCAGATTTTCAATTAGACCCAAATACCTTGGTAAACGTATTGAATGGAAATCTGTCCATAACGGCTGGGTCGGCTGTTTTTAAGGGATTGCAGGCCCAGGAATATCTAAACAATGTATCAAGTACAGGACAGTCGACTATGGGTAGCAGTACGTCTGTTACTATAGCGTCTGACCAAACCGCCATTCCTATCACGGGATCAATCACTATTACATCTGGTACGAACACTGTAACTCAAGCCACAGCATCTAATCTTAATGCTCAAGTGGTAGGCAACGTCGCTTCTGGCTCCGCTGATTCGGGCAATGGAGTGAAAGTAAGTACAGTCTATAACTCCTCTTTATCAGCCCTATCCTCTGGACAACGAGCAGACTCTCAAAGTAATCAGTTTGGAGAATTAAGTATCCAATACAGAAATAAATATAAAAATTTAACCGGAAATGCTACAACTACGGTTAAATCTGGTTCCGGTAGATTTCATGGAGTTATAGTAGGAAGTAACTGGACTGGGGGAACCGTCACTATTTATGATAACACCGCAGGTTCTGGTACCGTAATAACAGTCCTTACTTTGGGAAGTCCTAGCGGTGGACTACTAAGCACGACTGGAAGTCCTGGGCCTCTTTTTATGGGACCTCTGGGCTTAGAGTTTTCTACTGGCTTAACCGTAGTAACTGCTGGATCAACAAGCAACAACATTACAATTTTATACCAATAGGTAAAATATGCCATCAAATACGACATACAATCCACCAAACATAAATTCCTTTATTAAAAGCGCCCTAAGTTTTGACGCGCAAGGGGTATCTACTACTGCTACTGCCAATTCTGCATCTAATTTAGACTACACGTTAACAGATGACTGTTTGATAACTGGTATGGAACTTATTATTAGTAATGGAAATTATGGGGATACCGCCAACTTTCAGATAGTGGACAGTACTGGGGCGTTTAGCGGTACTCCTGGAACGGTTTTGAATCAATTTGCCTCAAACTGGAATGTTCCTCCTACGGCAGATCTCCAGTTTGACATGTCTTATCCAGCAAAAATCCTTGCCACAATGACACTAAGAATTGTTTATACTTCTACCGGATCAGTCGCTCCTTTCATAGCCGTAAACTATAAATTGCACAAGATTTTATTTTAATAAAATAGTTCACCTAGGTAAAGCAACATATGGATAACATCGTGATCGGATTTTCTAGGCCTAAAGCCTTTTTTGAACCATTTTCGTGGTTGATTCGAATTATAGAAGGTAATCCTATTAAGTGGTGCCCATTTTCCCATGCCTACATTAAATATTATAACCCTTACGCCGATCGCTGGGAAATTTTTCAAGCATCGGGTTTAAAAGTAAACTTCATTGGATCGCTTCTCTTTAGTTCAGAAGAAGTTATTTACAAAGAATTTATAGTACCGGTCTCATCCATCGGCAAACAAAAAACCGTACAGTTCGCTGTTGATAATCTAGGATTACCATATGCTGTTATGGGGATTGTTGGGTTTGGATGGGTTATGTTAATGAACGCTTTTGGAAAAAAAGTGAAGAATCCGTTTTCAACAAACTCGGCATGGTTCTGCTCTCAGCTAACGGAAACTATTTTGAATGAGATTATGTGTGCAGGTGATTCACTCGATCCATCAACTTGCTCGCCAAAAGATTTGTGTGGTTTTTTAGAGAACAAGGGTTACCAATTAGTTAGTGCCCAATAAGTTTTGCGGCCATAAAGCCTGCGCCAATAACAGTCAGGGACCCTAAGGCAAAGAAAAACCATTCATCGTGTTTGGTTTGGCTGTCTAATTTTTGGATACGAGCCATTTCATCATCGGCCGTATGTTCCCACAAAGCTACCCTAGCATCAGAATTTTGTATGGCTAAATCTTTTAAGGCAATCGCAGCGGTTAGATCTTTATTGGACTGTACCAAGGCTCCCACGGCTTCGTGGCATTCCTGTGTATAAATAAACGTGTTGTTCGGGCCAGGTGTGATTCCTTTACTCCAGTCGCAAGCGGCCTGAGCATTCATAGCAAACAATAAAATAAAAACTATAAATTTATTCACTTTTATACCAATCGTCTTTCGCGGTTTCTTCGGAAGCTTTTTTAACCAACGCATCGGCCTTAGCCTCATCTGATTGTTCGTTGGCTGCAAATACCTTGTCCTGTTTATTAGCCGAGTTCAGTTCTTGCTGTCCCATTTTTACTAAAATAGCTGCCTTAAGCTTTCGCCATTCAAATATGGCAATAATAGCGCCCAAGGCTAAAAGATAAATTTTAATGCGACCGTAGGTGTCGCAGACATCTGCCCACACAGCCAGTAAAATGGATTTAATTCTATTTAGCATAAACCTTGGTCTTTCTATTCATTTCAGAATCTTTTTCATGGAGTCTTTGATAAGTCCTGTAAATTCTATAGCCGGCGTCTAAAAAGCACACTAACATCAGAAATATTACGAGAAAATTGAATTTATTTTTCATCTAACCCTCCTCAATCGTTTTGGAGTCAATTTCGGTCACTTCTTCTTTTTTACCGTTGGCTAAAAGCCGCTCTTTAACCATAGCGGTATAGTGCTCAATACTGTTACTCGCAAAAAATGAAACTACCGTAGCCTTCAAGATCCCTTCCATGTTATCCGGCCCGAGATATCCCTTAACCCTGAATACGGCGGTAACAATAAGAACAGCAAGCATTACAACTGTTTTGCGCAGGCCTTGAAAAACGTTAATAAAATCGACTATATATTGAACCATAAACGCTCCTGATCGTCTTATATCACAACTCTAAAACCAATCTTTATTGGAGAGGTTTCTCCAATGGACTTAAGTGCTTACAACATTGTTTTGACATCCCTGGGTGCTATAAGTGGAGTGGCCACGGCCTGGTATTCTATATTAGAAGTCAAAAAGCAACTCAAAAAGGCGCATAAAGCAAGAACCGATGAGATTCTGGAAGAAGCCAAGCTTTATGACAAGCTCATAAGGGACAAGCTAGAGTTAAGGGTGGACTTACTAGAGACTCAGCTCCACAATCTGGTGGACAGTATTGCAAAAGATCTGGAACACGTTAAGGAATCTCAAACGAACAAAATTGAGAGTCTTTCTAGTAAAGTCGACGACCTACGGGTTGAGATTAGAGAAGCACACGGAAACCTGATTTCCCTACTTACAACCTTAGTAAACAAGAACTAATCATCCCTCAAAGAACCCGTAACTTCCAACTACGGATTCGATTTGCAAAAGATCGAATTCGCTTAGAGCCAAGCTCACAGGGTCTGAATCATCCAAAAACAAAATAGTAGTAAGCTTAACTGGCCTGTCCTGTATAACGCCGTCCATAGCCGCCGTCATCTTTATGCTCATCGCACTTAAGGTGATTCGTGCATTCAGGGCTTCGGTTTCACCAAGATTCGTAACAGTCAAAACTCGCAGATTAACATTTGGGTTCATAAAATTCCTTGCAAACGGTTGTAGTGGGTGGAACTACAGAAGTAGTAGAAATGTCTTTGCCATTAAAAACGTAGCTCAAATGATCTCTGATCATTTTCACCTGAGTTTCAGTCAAACATTTCAGATCTGGACAAAGTTCAAACAAACCCTGCAACCAAAAGCAGAACTGGTCTTGGGTCATGTACTGACGATTGTTAACTGAAATATTATTTGGGACCGTTTGAACCATAGGAGCCTCTTTTCTTACTTATATCACAAGTCAGGTCAGGCCACACGAGAAGAAAACACTTTTCACAAAACCAGTTTTTCCCAGTTTTAACAAAGTTCGAACCCTTACATTTTAAGCAAGGTGTGTGGCGATCAGTTTTAATTAGTTGAAGAGTCATTTTCGTAAAACAAAACCGGCAGCTTCTGCTTCAGATTTCGCAAGAACTGTTCCACCTTTTTCACCCGGAAGTGCGGTTCTTTTAATATCTATAGATTTGTACGCAATAAACGTGCCATCTGGTTTATAGATCTTATAAACAATACCGGTCATAGGATCTTGGTGGTATGTGTTAATACCAAGCTCCAAAAGAACGGTTTCTAATTGAGATTGTTTATATTTCAACTGAGCCTTAAGATCTTCGATCTCGGAAGCTAATTGGAATAAAAGACCTTTGTTATCAACTTGCTCGTTTTCCATAAAATTCCTTATAGTTACAAATAAAAATTGCTGTTTTATTGATACCGAAATGTATGCAGTTACTGCCTGTGAACCGTTCTGAATCGCCTAAAAATAGGTCTAGGGCCGACTCAATGTCAGTTAGATAAAAATCAAGTTTTTTGATCATAAATTCAACAACCTGTTTGAAAGTACCGTGGTAAGATTCACAACAATTGATGTCAATTACCCACTGGTCAACGCTATCAAATGGTTGATATAGGTCATAGCCAGTTGGCTTATAAGTATCAAACATATTTTATATCTCCTTGGGATAGACTATTCGGTACAAGTTAACTAACTGCCCGTCCAGGGCAGTTTTGGGGCGAAAGCCCAAACTTTTTCAACTGCTTTACGGTTTCTTGCGAAACCTCCAAAGCTTTATCGAGAGCATACCTTGCCCCGGC